ATGCCAGTCACTAAAGAAATAGGTGAAGCCTTGGGCATCCAGTCTGACCGTGAAGGTTGGGTCGTAGCTTTCAAAGTATACGATGATGACGTTTGGTCACGTGTTAAGTCTGGTGAACTAGCTGCCTTTAGCATTGGCGGCAAAGCAATCAAGGAAGATTACGACGATGCCTAATCTACTTAAACAACTTGAACTAGAAGAGTTATCCCTTGTGGATCGCCCTGCCAATGCACAAGCAATGGTATCCCTGTTCAAACGTGACAACTCCGATGAGGAAGAAATGACAGAAACACTAGAAAAAATGGGTTACGACGAAGATAAGTTGAAATCCTACATGGAAGAAAAAGGTTGTGGTCGTGCAGAGGCTATGGAAGCCTTGAAAATGGACGAACCAGAAGAAATGGAAAAGTCAGAAGAAGTCGAGATTGACGAAACTGACGTTGCCCAAGCTGAGATCGACACCCTGAAAGCAGAGAACGAGCGTCTACGCAAGTCTTTGATTGAAGCAGGTTATGTCATCAAAGCAGAATCAATCGAAAAGAAAGCTGAACCAGAGTACCTAGAGTACAACGGTGAGCAAGTAAACAAAGCTGACATCCCAGCAGTGATCTTGAAAGCCCTAGAGGAAGCAGAGGTCGCTAAAGCAGACGCAGAGTTGACTAAATCAGCAACAGAATCACTACCTCACTTTGACGTAGATGTTGCTAAGTCTCTTGTCGCTAAACATGCTGACGACGAAGCTGTAATGAATGTCCTGAAAGCTGCTGACTCAGTGTTCGCAGGTAAGATGGAAGAAGTCGGTAAATCAGACGCAGACGGTGAGTTCGCTTCTGCTGCTGATGCACTAGATGCAATGGTTAAGTCTTACATGGACGAGAACCAAATGAAGAAATCAGAGTACGCCAAAGCATATGCTGCTGTAGCTAAAACAGACGATGGCAAGGCTCTAATCAATAAATCCTATAAGGGGGAATAAAGATGGCTGTAATGCAAAGCCGTGATACACGCACATTTGAAGCTGGCGAGGACCTATCGTCACACCAGTTCAAGTTCGTCACATTAGAATCAGACGGACAAGTAGACGCAGCAGATGCCGCAGGTGAACGTGCCTTGGGCGTACTGTTGAACAAACCAGACGCAGCAGGTAAAGCTGCAACTGTCGCAATGACAGGTAAAGTTATGGTAGAAGCTGGTGCAGCAGTGACTGCTGGCGCACAACTACAGACCAACGCAGCAGGTGAAGCGATCACAGCAGCGGCTGGTGATGTTGTAATGGGCTACGCACTAGAAGATGCTGTAGATGGTCAAATCTTCGCTATGGAATTGATCCAAGGCGGCAACGTAGTACCTGCGTAAGCTGATATAGAAAAGGAATAGAATAACATGCCTATGTTGACACCATCGGCGGTCCACTTAGACCAGCCGCTAACAAACTTGACCATTGCTTATGCTCAAGACCAAAACGCTTTCATTGCTGACAAAGTTTTCCCTGTTGTGGGCGTAGAACGTCAGTCTGATAAGTATTACATCTATGACCGTGCAAACATGAACCGTACTGGCGATGTTGCTAAACTAGCACCACGTACAGAGGTCAACCGTATCGGTCAAGCAATCTCAAACGATTCATACTATGCAGACGTTTACGGTCTAGGTATGGACTTTGACGAACAGACACTTGCAAACGAAGATGCTGCACTAGACATCCGTGCATCAGGTGCGCAAACTCTTGTCAACCGCCTAATGATCCACCGTGAGGAACAGTTCGCTGATACATTCTTCAAGGCTGGTGTCTGGGGTACAGACAGCACACCAACAAACTTGTGGTCAGACTACACAAACTCAACTCCAATCAAAGACGTGACTAACGCTCGTCGTACAATGCAGTTGAAATCTGGCGGCTTCAAGCCAAACACAATGGTTGTCGGTAAAGAAGTTCGTGACATCTTGATCAACCACCCAGACATCCTTGCACGTCTAAACGGTGGCGCAACTGTAAACAACACAGCGATGATCACAGACGCTAAACTAGCGGAAATCTTTGAAGTAGAAAACTTCTACGTCATGGAAGCTGTGAAAAACACTGCTGTTGAAGGTGCTGCAGAATCTAACGCATTCATCGGTGCAGACCACGCATTGTTGGTACACGGCCCACGTAACGCTGGCCTAATGACACCAGCAGCGGGTCTAACATTTGCTTGGAACAACATTCCATCTGCAAACAACTTGGGTATCACTGTTGAGTCTTTCTCAGACGATGCACTGAAACGTCAACAAGTTGCAGAACACATTCAAGTTAAAATGGCTTATGACATGAAAGTCACAGGCGCAGACTTGGGTTACTTGTTCGAGCAAGTGATTGCATAAATTACTCTAGGGGGGCTTCGGTCCCCCTTTCCCTTTAGCTAGGAAAGTCCCGATATGAATTTTGATATTCCGATGCAAATTGACCAGCCCTTGTTTGTCAAGGTACCCTTCGATGGTTCTGGTCGATCATGGAAAACACAAGAACACTTCCCTTGGAAGGAAATGGGAGTAGACTACGAGCGAGTTAAACACTTGTACGGTATCCGCTTCCTCTATCACAACGAAGAATTAGCAGCTAACCTAAAGGTTGGTGACGGACTAGAAGCACTAGACCTTGCTGGACTAAACGAACTTGTCAATACGATTAACGCCAAGGTTAAAGCTAAGACAAGTAACGATACAGAGTTCCAACGCAAGAAGTGCAAGAAGTCAAAGATACTAGACAAACAGCGTGGCCTGATACGATCTTGGCGGCGTAACTATGGCGAACTAGAGGTATGATAAATGGCTTGGTCCTATGATGAACGTAACTTAAATACAACGGATGCTTTGGGTCGTCTTAACGCCACACGGTTTCTGATTGGTGATACCAATGAGGATGACCAGCAGGTACAAGACGAAGAAGTTGCGTTTGCACTGGCCCAAGCTAACAACAACACATATTTCGCTGGTGCATTTCTATGTCGCACCATTGCAGCTAAATACTCACGTAACGTAGACGTAAAGATAAGTGGTGCCTTAGAAGAAACTTCTAGTCAACTACAGGCCCACTACCTTGAACTAGCAGAAGCCCTAGAGTACCAAGCACAGAAAACTGGTGGTGTACTTGGTATTGTTGCAGGTGGTATTACTAAATCCACTGTCGATAGTGTAAGAGAAAACACTAACCGTGTAACACCTTCATTCAATAAAGACCAGTTCAAAGTAGACGAACAATACTACGACTACGAGTAAGGAGTTAGCCATGAACGCCTACAATCTACTGCGACTTGTGCAGAGACATGGTTCTACTCTGACCTTGCATAAGGTGTCGGAAGGTACGTATGACCCTGCCACTGGTTCCCTTACTGGGGGCAGCACGACAGACTATGAAGTCACTGGTTATATGTATGATGCAGTTACTGGCATAGCTACAGACGAGATCGTCAGGGGTGTAAAGAAGTTAGTAATACCTGCACTAGGGTTATCTGTAGAGCCAGACGATGGTGATACGGTTTCTGGTCTAGGTGATAAGGTACACATTGATAGAGTTACTATCTACTATTCTGCTGGTCTTGCTGTTTTGTACGAGTGTGAGGTTAGAGAGTAATGGCTGGAAACTCTGTTAAGATACAGGTCAGTAAAACCTTTGAGGATAAACTTAAAGAACTAGACGAACAGATAGAAGAGGACAAGCGAGAGGTTGTACGAAGAAGGGCTATTACTGCCTTAGAGTATTCCTTTCCATTTGTTGATACTGGTGCCTACATGACCTCTTGGTCTATTTCTGTTGGCAGGGGTCGTCCTAGAGGTAAGTCATCAAGAGGCAGACCTAAGATGGATGCTGGTGCTGCGTTTCAGGAATCACTGCAAAACATCGAATCAGACCTAGCAAAACTTGATATGTCTAAAGATGAGTTTATACTTCGTAATGGCGCACCTCATGCTGACCCAGATTGGTCTGTCGAGAGAAAGCACAGGGTCTTTGCTAGATTAAAAGGTGGTAGCTAATGGCAAACATTGATAAGGACATTCGTGCTGCTTTAGAAAGTCAGTTATCTAGTATTACTGACGTACCATCTATAGCCTACGAGAACGTGTCGTTTAGTCCGACGACTGGCAACAGTTACATCCAAGTATCTTATGCCCCACTAACAAGACGACCAGCCGCACGTGGACTAAGCCCACAACAAAGGTACGATGGTTTGTTCTTCATTAACTGCTATGCACCAGAGGGCAGCGGCCCTTCTGCTGGCGATACACTAGCCAAGAATGTTATGGAAGCATTTGAGGCAACCACAAAACTAACTCACAACAGTAAAACTGTTTATATTGACTATGCAGAAAGGCAATTAGCTTTTGTGGATAGCCCTTGGTATGTCGTACCTGTAACCATAGCTTGGTACGCTTATAACTAATTAGGAGATAACTCATGGCCTTTGCACAGGGTTCACGTTCTAGCTTGTCGTACATCGTAGAAAGCACATTTGGTACGACACCTGCTGGTAACTTTACAAACTTACCTTTTTCTACTCACTCTCTAAATCTATCTAAAGACCGTGTTGCTGGTAATGACATTCAGTCAGACCGTATGCCACGTGTTGATCGTCACGGTAACCGTCAAGTTGGTGGTGATATTGTCGCTGACATGCGTGATGCAGACTACGACGAGTTCCTAGAAGCTGCCATGCTAAACACATGGTCAACTAACGTACTTAAAGTTGGCACTACACCTAAGTTCTTCTCTATTGAGGACTATGCTGCTGACATCGACCAAGCACGTTTGTTCACAGGTATGACAGTCAACACAATGGGTGTCTCACTTGCCCCTAACCAGATGGTTACAACAACCTTTGGTATGGTCGGTAAAGACATGACCATCGGTGCTACAGAGAAATCTCAAGACCCAGCGTCTGGTGCAGCACCTTTCGATGCTTACTCTGGCGACCTTTCTATCGGTGACGTAGGTGCTGGTGCAGCATCAGCTATCGTTACTGGACTAGACTTCACATTGACTAACGGTTACGCACCTACATTTGTTGTTGGTGATGACTCAGCCCCCAGCCTAGAGTTTGGTCGTGCAGAAGTCGAAGGAACACTATCAGCTTACTTTGAAGATGCTGCACTTGTAAACCGTTTCATCGAAGAAACCGAGACAGAGATTGAAGTGTCTGTTGGTGACGGTTCAAACACAATGACATTCCTATTCCCACGTGTTAAGATTAACTCTGCTGACGTTGGTGTAGATGGTCCTACGAGCCGTGTAATCTCTATGTCTTTTGTTGCTCTATATGATACAACAGAAGCGACAAACTTGAAGATTACTCGCTCTGCGTAATCCCTAGCTAGGGCGGGGGGTGTTGGTGTCGGGTCTGGCATCCCCCACAATTAACCCGACTTATCCCGAAAGGAACCTGACATGGATTTAAAAGATTTAACACCTAAGAGTGATGTAGTTGTAGTAGAACTAAAACACCCTGTAACACAAGAGCCTTTGTTGAATGAGGACGACAGCCCTATGACAATTTCGCTGTATGCACCTCACACTAAAGAATACAAATTGGTCCTTTGGGCAGTTACTGATGAACGACTAAAAGCGGCTGCAAAGACAGGTAAGATTGAAGTTAAAGCAGAAGATTTAGAGACTCAATCAATAGAAAGCCTAGCTAAAACTACAAAAGAGTGGAGTATTACTTTTGACAGTGAGAAACCTCCTCTTAGTTATGATAAAGCAAAACAGATTTACACTGAGGTGTTCTGGATTAAAGACCAACTTGAAGCTGCCTTGAGTAGCTACCTAAATTTTTTGAAGGGCTGATACGACAACTAGAGGACTATGCGGAACATCAGTTCTCATTGTTAAAGTCGTGTCAGTCAGGTGGTACTGAACGTGACCACTTAGAGCAAGTAGAGAAGCAGACAGGAATTAGACCAAAAGGTTTAGATGGTCCTACACTACCCTTTTTGTTGTCACACTTATGGTCTGCTTTTCTTCATCTTAACTCTAGCAGAAGTAGTGGGATGTCCTCTAACCCTATTACATTTCAAGAGATAAAAGCGTGGGCCGAATTAACCTCTACCCCACTAAATCCTACTGACGTAGAGATCATAAAGAGGTTAGATACCTTATATATTAGGAGTGCATAATGGCAAGGGCTGACCTTAAATATATCATTGGTTTTGAGACTAATGACTCTGACGTTGTTATGGCAACTAAAAGGCTAAAGCAACTTCAAGACCAAGTTAAGTTCCTTGAGAACCAGCAAAAGCAAGGTGTTATTAGTGCTAACATCATGCGTAAAGGTCAGAAGCAACTCAATGATGAGATTGCTAGGCTTCGTTCAGCTACCCAAAAAGGTGGTCAAGCACTAAGAGATTACATTACTCAAGTTGACAAAGGTGGTAAAGCCCTTCGTCGTAAGGAGATTGCAGCACAGCAAGCTGGTTATCAGGTACAAGACTTTATCGTACAGGTT